TCTCTGGTTAATCGTAGGGGGTAAACTCCTATGAGTGGATCAGGAACTTGGAGCAGCGGCTTTTGGGGTCAAAACCAATGGAATGATTTAGCAAACCCAACTTTAATACCTACGGGTATTGCTCTTACTGCAACTTTAGGTGATGAGTCAACTGTTGGTGAGATTAATGTAGGTTGGGGTAGAGCCAACTGGGGTGACTTTGCTTGGAACATTGCTGGTAACGTTCTCCCTACAGGTCTTCCTGTAACAGGGGCTTTAGGTAGCCCAACAATTCACATTGATGTAACTGCCACCACTTCAACAAACAACGGTCAATTAATGACCGCTAGTCTTGGAACTACCACCAACATCGATATTCAAACAAAAGTATTTCCAAGCGGTATTGCAATGACTTCAGCTTTAGGAGTAGCTGATGCTGGTCCTGACGCAATGGCTACAGGTATTGCAATGTCCATGGGACTTGGAACCATTGAAGCCTTTAACCAAACAGGTTGGGGTAGACAACAATGGAACGTAAATGCATGGGGAGTTGAAGGTCAGTTTGCTACTGCAACTGTAACTGGAATAGCCATGACAGCAGCTGTAAGCGCACCACAAGCTGTCAAAGGTGATGCAAATTTACAATTAAGTACTTTAAACGTAGCTCAAGTAACTCTTGGTAATGTAGATCCAGCTCCTGATGCAATGATCATTGGTCAAGCAATGGTTGCAAATTTAGGTAGTGCTGCAGGCTTAGCTGGAGCAGTAGTAGATCCAAGTGGGCTTCCAATGACTGCTACTTTAGCTAGTGTTACAGCGGTTCCAAGTCAAGAAGTGGATGTAACAGGCATATCTATGAATGCTCAATTAGCTAGTGTGACGGCTGTTATTCACGTAGATATTTCAGTGACTGGTTTAGAGTTGACTATGGGTCAAGGAAATGGTAATGCTTTAATCTGGAACGAAGTTGATACAGGTTCAGCGCCTATAGATCCTCCAGGCTGGCGAGAGGTGGCTGCATAAAGAGTTTGACACAAACTCATTATTTTAATAAAATGAATACATAAGGAATAAAATATGGCGAATTCAACATCTGCTAACCTAAAACTTACAGTTCAAGCAACCGGTGAAAACTCGGGAACATGGGGACAGATTACAAATACAAACTTATTAATTTTAGAACAAGCTATTGGCGGATATAGTACTTTTAATGTTACTAATGCTAGTAGGGCTTTAACTTTTTCTAATGGTGCATTATCAAATGGTAAAAATAATGTGCTTAAATTAACAGGGACCTTAGCTGGAAATTTAAATATAACCGTACCTAATTCAATTGAAAAAACTTACATAGTTCAGGATTCAACTGATCATGCAGGGAACACTTTAACTTTTAAAACTACTTCAGGGACAGGTGTACTTTTATGTGAAGGAAATTGTTACATTTTATATTCAGATGGAACTAATATAGTTAAAGCAAATGAATACAGAAAATGGAGAGCAGTTTCAGCAGCGGAGACAGTTCAAGCTGGTGCAAAACTTTTAGTAAACACAAATGGTGGAGCAGTAACAATCACTCTTCCAGCATCTCCTGCTACAGGGGATGAAGTCGCTTTTGTAGATCAAGGTTATGATTTTAATTCTAACGCATTGACTGTGGGTAGAAACAGTTCTAATATAGCCAATGCAGCATCGGATCTTGTAGTAAATACACAGGGTGCAGCTTTTGCACTAGTGTTCTCAGGGGACGCTACAACAGGATGGACTTACACGGAGAAATAATATGTCAAATTACGAAGCAACAAAATACGATTTTTCTGGAGCAAACCTTACAGGTATCGAAGGAATTCCTACGGCAACTATTGTGCCGTGGTCTTCATCTTCAGTGCCAACAGGTTTTTTAGAGTGTAATGGAGCAGCAGTTTCAAGATCAACTTACTCTGCATTATTTGCAATTATAGGTACAACTTACGGAGCTGGAGATGGTGCATCTACTTTTCTAGTACCTGATCTTCAAGATAACGTAGCAGTTGGAAAATCTAACAATAAAGCTTTAGGGTCAACAGCAGGAGCAAACACTGTAACTTCAACAGGTAACGTTGGAGGATCAACAGCTAACGCAACTCTTTCAACAGCCCAGTTAGCATCCCACACTCACAACATAAATCAAAATGACCCGGGTCCGAGTAAAGGAGTTATTCCAAACAGATCAGGAGCACTTGCAACTAGTAGTACTGGGTCAGACTCAGGTCACTCTCATAATATGAGTGCAACTTTTACAGGTGATTCAACTTCAGTTTTACAACCTTACTTAACAGTAATTTATATAATTAAAACGTAGGAGAAAAGATGGCAACAAACTCAAAATGGATAGTAGTATTTGACGATAAGAAAATAACTAAAAAATATGATGAAGGGTCAGAGGAAGGTGCAGGGCACATCCTTAAAGATGATCCTATTTGGAACGAAGCAAAATTTGCAAATATTTGGGCTATTCAATACGGAAATAGTGTAGCCACAGATTCTGTGGAATATAGAGATGAGACTCCTCACTCTGTTTATGATCCAGCTGTGTTAGGAGACTTTCAAAGTCAATTTATAGATAAATGGGATGCTGCTCAATTAATATCTATACAACAGGGCTGGGATAATGATGACGTGGAAGGTGAATCTTCATCTGATAAAATTGCTAGACTAGGTGCCAGACCTACATCCTATACTTCTAATCCGTAAAACTTAGTAATTTTTATATTACCTGAAATAGTAACACTGTTAGTATTTGGTTTAACCCAATGTTCTAAGTAAGAGGGAAATACTATTATATCACCTTGTTTTAATTTAGGATCATAATCTTTTTCAAAGAACTCATTATCAGAGGCTTCTAATAGACTTTTAACAGGTGAATTAAAAATAGTATATGACTTATCTGTTTTATAATATATCACAAAAGAAAAAGCACCCGGGTGAACATGTGTGCCTTGATAATCTTTTTTCATATATTTATTTATCCATATATCACTCACATTAAATACGAAATTTTTACAATAGGGCTTTAATAGATAACCTAATATATCCGTTAAATGTATATTTAAATAATTTATAGATTCTTTATCAAATAAAGTTTGAGTATTAACTGTTGTTTTTATTTCGGACTCAAATGTTTTTTTAAATTTTTTACCTACAACTTTAAATTTAGATAAATCTAAATTCTTTATCGCTACGGTATTGGTAAAAATATTCTTAACTTCTACCATTATGGATTGAGTTTCATCCAAGATGTTAGAATATATTTTTCTCCAGATAAGGGAGGATTACCTCTATGAACATAGGGAAAAGCAGCAGGCCAAATAACTATCCTACCTGTTTTAGGTTTTACTCTTTTTGAAAAATGTAAAAACTCTGTTTCACCACCTTCTTCTATATCATTTAAATAAACAGAAAAAGCAAAAGCTCTGGGCTCCGTATCAAATCCTCTACCATGCTCAACATGCCAAACATGATATCCCTCTGTAGGTAAAGTTTTTTGAATCTTCATATCAGTATAATGAAACTTATCTATACCATAAGCCTCCCTAGCCCCGGTGTTTTTCTCATAGTGTTTAAATGCCATATCAAAATTAACAATTAAGGATTTTAATTCTATCCACCATACATTCATGTTGTTAGGCATTGCAAAACATTGCTGATCTTGTTTATCTAAAACAGATGCATTTTCAAAAGCGGCTCTATTTAAAGTTTTATTAAATTTATCTTGATCTTCAAATAATTTTATGGCTTTATCACACTCTGATTTAAGAATATAATTATCGTAGATACCTATAAAGTTATCTATATTAACTAATTTTTCATTCATTTGGATCTTTCATTCATTATAAAAGTAATATATAACCCATTATATGCTACAAAAATTAAATTTCAAGGCAGGATTTAATAAACAAGACACTGAATCGGGAGCTGAAGGTCAGTGGACTGATGGTGATAATGTAAGATTTAGATATGGTTTACCTGAAAAAATAGGTGGCTGGCTACAGTTAACCGCAGCTAATAAAACTCTCCCTGGTGCAGCCAGGGCTCAAGTAGCCTTTTCTAGTTTTAATGGAGAAAAATATGCAGCCATTGGAACATCACAAGGTTTATTTTTATATTATGGAAATGATTTTTACGATATCAGTCCGTTAGACACCGCTATTACGGGGTGTACTCTTACCACTGTAAATAATTCAGATGTTGTCACGATCAACAAAGGATCTCATGGATTACTTGTGGGAAGATATGTTACTTTGTCTGCTGTAACAGTGACTGGGGCTAGTGGATTTACAGCTTCAGATTTACAAAAAACTTATGAAATATTAACTGTACCGGATATTGATAAATTTACCGTGCAAGCAGTTAGTGTGGAAACAGGTTCTGGAATGACTGCTGCAGGAGCTGCAACAGTTAACCCTTACGTTATTGTGGGACCAACCACTCAAACAACCGGATATGGGTGGGGTACATCTACTTGGAACACATCCACTTGGGGAACAGCAAGAGCAACAAGTGATGTTGTCTTAGATTCAGGGAACTGGAGTTTAGATAACTTTGGTGAAGTTTTAGTAGCCACAATATTTAACGGAGAAACTTTTACGTGGAACGCTGGAGCGTCCAACGCTCGAACAATTAGAGCGTCTAAAACAACTTCGAACTTTCAAACTACAAATAATCCCACAGCCACTAGAATAACTTTAGTGTCTGACAGAGATAGACATCTGTTTCACTTCGGGACAGAAACGACGGTGGGAACGCCAGCCACGCAAGATCCTATGTTTGTAAGATTCTCTAATCAAGAGGATTTAAATACTTACACTCCCACAGCTACAAACACCGCGGGAACTTTTAGATTAGATACTGGTAATGAGATAAGAGCAGCCATTCAGGGTAAGGATTATGTTTTTGTAATAACAGACTTAGCAGCTTATGTAATACAATTTGTGGGTCCACCATTTACTTTTTCAGTTAGACAAGTAGGTACAAACTGTGGATGCATAGGTCAACATGCAGCTTCTTATGTTAATGGAGCTGTGTTTTGGATGGGAACACAAGGAGGGTTTTTTGCATATGACGGAACAGTCAAATCTTTACCATCTCTTGTTGAAGATTTTGTTTTTACAACCGATGGAACTAACTTAGGATTAAATTTTGGTTCTAGTGATGTTATATTTTCTGGATCAAATAATTTATATACAGAGGTTAATTGGTTTTATCCAAAGTCCGGATCTGATCAAATTGATAGATGTGTAACTTATAATTACTCAGAGAATTGTTGGACTACTTCTACTTTGGACAGAACGACTTATCAAGATCAAGGAGTGTTTGAAGTGCCTTATGCAACTGATTACGGAGATAGTTCACTCCCTGTTTTTCCTGATATATTAGGAATTACTAGTACGTACGGAGCCAGTATTTATTATGCTCATGAGGTAGGAAACGACCAAGTTAATAGTGTGGGTACCACAGCAATACCTGCATTTATTAGATCAGGGGACTACGACATAACTTCTAGAAAAAGTGCTTTAGGTCAATCAACTGGTGTAGCTGATTACAGAGGCGACGGAGAGTTTATTATGTCTGTTAGAAGATTTATACCTGATTTTAAATATCAAGAAGGCAACGCAAAAATTACTTTGTTTGTTAGTGATTTTCCAGATGATACCCCTGTAAGTTCTCCACTTGGACCCTTTACAGTTACAACAACAACTGATAAGGTAGATACTAGAGCAAGAGGAAGATTAGTATCTCTTAAAATAGAAAACGACTCAACTGGTGAGACGTGGAGATATGGAACACTTAGATTAGATGCTCAACCAGATGGAAGAAGATAATGGCAAATACTTTATTTGATTTAGCGCAAAAATATTTACAACAAGGCTTACCTGATATAGGTGGTATTTTTCCACCACCCCCTATTACTATAGATCCTACAAATCCTATTGTTATAAAACCAGTAGAAGAACCTACGGGCATAGAAACATTGTATTCAACAAAAACACCTCCTAGAGATGACTTCCCTGGAGGAGGAGGCAGGTTTGGTGATTTAGATATGACTGATACAAAAACTGTAACTAGAAATGTTTATAGTGAAATTGGTCCTAATAAATATGGATTTGTTCCAACTGAAATAAAAGCATATAAAAATATGAGAACAGGGGCGTATCAAACCGAAGAAGGTAAAAATGTAGACGGATTGCTTACTGATGCTCCTGTAGGAATTTTCAGTGCATTATCTAACTTTTTTAATCCAAAACAAGAACCTTTTATGGAGTATCCACTTGGTAAAATAGAGGGGGGCTACACTAATTTAGCTAGTCTATTAAAGGGTGTAAAAAATCCTACTAATTTAATAACACAAGCAAGAAAAAACTTAATTGATCAAGGCTCACAAATTACAGAAGAGTTTGGAGGTGGAGGAGAATTTCCTACCGACCTGACTCCTAGAACAACAGCGGGTTTTGCATTTGAAGATCAATCTTATGACACCGAAAAAGGAGGATCGGGAGGATCGGGAGGATCAAAAGGACCAGGTGATATGAATAAAGGAGTTGGTGGTCAAAGCATGGGACCTGGGGGACCAGGAGGACCAAGACGAGTGTAATAAAATATTATGGCCAAGATAACTAACTACATACCTGAACCTAAACCAGAGTATGAGGTAGATAATCAAAGACAAATTATAGAGTCTTTAACTACCATGAAACAACAACTTAATTTTTCTTTTCAAGAAGATTTAAAAAATGAACAAGATACTTTTAATTATTTCATGTCATGAGTATTCAATACAAAAACGCAATTAAGTCTTTAGCGGATACCAATCTTAATACTGTTTTAACTATCTCCACGTCAGCTGTGGCTATTGTCAAAAGTGTGTATTTCAGTAACTCAAGCACTGGAACCATATTGTGTAATGCGTCTTTAAGAGATAGTTCTGCAAGCACAGACATAGAGTTTTTTAGAAAAAGCATGGGAGCCTCTAGTTCAGAAAATGCCACACCACAAAGCTTGAATTTAGAAGCGGGAGATGCTATAAAAGCACAAGCCGCAACAGCTAGTAAAGTAACAGTTGTTGTAAATTATGCTTTAATAAACAGAGAGAATGAAAACGGATAATACTATAAAGATAGACTGTACGACTATAA